CTTCGATCAGGGATTGCAGGGATCGGCCCCGATAGATGTCTTCCACGACACGCTCGAATATCTGCTCATATTCGACATGCAGCAGCGCCCTTGCCTCTTTCGAGGGTTTGATGGGGGCTGGGTCGGGCACGGTCAGCCAGTTTGGCAGTTGGTTCTCACTGGCGACAGCCGTGCCTACGAACGAAGTGTTCTCTTGTTTCATAGTGGCACAGATGCTATCACGGTTGTGGATGCTTGTGTTGCCGTGTTGCAATGACCCATTGGGTTTCTGATTTTCTAAAAAATTTTCAGAGTTTCTGTGATGCCTACGTAGCCGGACCATCGAACCCGCTGGCCCTACCCCCTCCCCCTCGCACCACCGCAACCGTGCACCATTACCCAATGGGCAACACCGCAACCATTACCCAGTGGGTACACCACTTGACCCGCTGGGTCATGGAGTCAGTGAGCACTGACTAACTTAATCAGGGAATCTATTGGGTAATTGATCCCATTGGGTCAAGGTGACAAGTGATGCTTTCATGTGAGTGGGCACTAACTTACAATATTCCTGTAATTAGCGGAGAATCCCAGAATCACGGATACAAGTAAGCACACACTAACATCCGATGATGAAGCATGGCGACAAAAGTGACTGATTTCACACGTCTACATAAAGCCTGTTTAGAATAATAACTATCACTAAGTTATAATATGTTGTATCATGAGGGTACGCCCTGAATAAAAGGCGCTTTTGTCACACTAGCCTGAGGGACTGGACACCATGAAACAATTCGACGACTCACTACTTGACGCCGCGCTTGAGCGTTACCACTTCGACAAAGAAACAGGCCACTTCTTCGACGTGGTTCGGTCACTCGACGGGCAGCGAATCCCGACGGGTCGATTTGCCGGAACCGTTACACCATTCGGCGTGAGACTCACCACATCGAAGCGGCACGTTATGGCGCACCATTTGGCGTGGCGTATCTACAAGGGCGAGTGGCCGAATGCGAACATCAAACACCGAAACGGGGAAGTCGTGGATTGTCGGGAAGAAAACCTGTATTCACCCGGCGCGGAAGCCGCGAAGAAACTGGAGAAGAAGCGGAACATGACCGCAGCCGTAAAGTTTTACAAAACCATTGGCGTGACTGACAACCAGATTAAGCGGATGCAAGTTGAACGGGTGCGCGAGAAGTTTGGAGACTTTGACGCGCTGGATATGGAATACCGGCTGGGGCTGATTGATAAGGCCGCATACGTTGACGCGCTGAATGACTTAGGGAAAACACTTAGTAAATAATTCACCCATTGGGTGTTGACACATGAACCCAATGGGTTATAATTTCATCACCGGAACAAACCGGCACTCTGTAACCCGTAACCGTAAGGAACCGACACCATGAACCGCCACGCACTGCACTATCTCGATCTGCACCCCGAACCCGTGGACACCCGCGAATACTCCCCGCTGATTATTTGGGCGGGTGCCGCTTTTGCACTGGGTGCCCTGTACTTGTTGACCGTTTTCCTTTTCTCCATGTAACCCGTAACCGTAAGGACTAACCATCATGACAATCGAAACCGACAACCGCGCCGAAGACCAAGCCGCCGCGCAATATTCCTCAATCGTGCGAATGCTTGCCGCCGTATCGTGCGACTATGACCGACTGACCGAACTCAAGGACGAACGCGAAGAACTGACCGAAGCAGTCAAGGACGCCGAAACAGACAACCACGCCGAAGCACTCGAAGCCCTGACCCAGTGGGAAACCGACAACGCCGAAGAACTGGCCGAACTCGAAGACGCAGCCGGGGACTGTGAAGACTTTGACGCCGCCCGGGACAACATTCAAGAAGACCCGCTAGAAGTCCGAGTGCGCAGCGACTGGACGAACCCCGGCGAAACACTCGAAGCGGGCGAGTTCATGATCCTTTTGTGCACTGGCGGGCCTGCGGTTCGTATCGTGGGTGAACTGAACCGGAACGAACCGTGCCGCGCTTGGCTTGAGTATCAGGACTGGGGCACCCCGTGGAGCCAGTGGTCCGGCGCTTCGTCTGACACCCTTTGCCAATACGCTACTAACTTCTTTTTTGGAGAATGACACCATGAACACATGCCTCCCAGAAACCTTAGCCGGGTTCACCATCAAAATTGAGCAACATGAGGACACCCGTGCACTGTTCCGGGTGTCTTATGGTGCACAAGTGCGTGATAACTTGACCTATATCGAAGCCGCTAAAGAATACGGGCTTTGCGTGTTTCACGCCCTAGCCTGTGAAGGCAAGTTAACCAATGATGGAGAGTAACACCATGAACGCCTACATTCAAACCCACGCAACCCGCCCGGACGGTTCCCGTGATAGTTTCACCACGGTTGCTGTCGATTGCAAAACCGCGCCCCTGTGGTGGCAAGAAAAAGGACTGTCGTTCACCGCTACCGGGTACGGTTCCCGTATTCCCACGCACCATATGATCAAATTTAACGGACGGTGGCGGCGCGTTTACTGCCGGATTTTCTCGAATATCGGCACCCTTTTTATCGGCCACGGTGAAAACCGTTTTACTGTCAATTTGGAGAACTGAACCATGAACACGCAACCCCTGACCACTGAAGAACAAGAGCGCGCCGCCTATTTGGCGAACGACACCCGAACCGCTGAACTACTGGCCCAAATAGCCGAACTCGAAGCCGAACGGGACGCACTGGCCGAAGAACTCGAAAAGGTGCAAGACGCCGCAGCTGATGATTCACTGAAGCAGTGGAAACACGAAAATGGGGACGCTGAACAATACAGAGAGTTTTTCTATGAGTGTTTCGCACGGCTTGCGGAGCATTACCCCGCCCCTGATGTTTCAAGCGACTATGACAAGTCGGTCATTTTTTCGGCCATTGACAAGGGCGAAGATTGATAACCGCCCTTTTAATCGCCATTGTCGGGGCCGTGTTGGTTCCGGTTGTCTGCGCCTTTTTCGACCTGTAAACCCTTCAACCCCCAGCCCCTGACATCCGGTCAGGGGCTTTTTTTGACTCAACCCATAGGACACCCCCAGCCATGACCAAAACCGCCCCCAAACAACCCAAAACCCCCGCCCCCGGTACAGTGGCCGAACGGGTCCGACAAACCGTGGACCGCCTGAACCTTGACGAATCCCGGGCCGCTGAGTATTTCGGCGTCCCCGTGTTCACCGTGCGTAAGTGGTGCACGGGTGAACGCGAACCCGGTGCAGCCGTGGCCCGGTTGCTTGACGTGCTGGGACTTGTCGAAGCACTCGCCCCCGCGCTTCACGCCTCTTTTTTGCCGCCCGTGAGCACGACACCCCCGCGCAAGCGTGGCCGGGTGAAGAATTTGGCCCCAGAAATCGGTCATGTCGAAAAATCCGGTACTACCGGCTCAACCGATTCGATTGACAATTCGGTCATGTCGAAAAATCCCGTTTGGATGAGTCAACCATGAACGCACTTGATCACTATGACCGCCTCTATGGCGATGTGGGCCTGCACCCCCAAGACGCTACCCGATTCGTCTTTGTCTCGGGCTGGAACAGCGCAATGGAAGAAGCCATGAAGCGCGTCAACGCCATGCCTTTTGGCAACGACACCCGGGCATCGTTTGCCATCTATTTCCAGCAGATGATGGTGGTTGACCCCTCGGACATTCAGGAGAAGATGCAATGAAACTGTGCTTCCGCTGCCAGCTTGAACGACTGCCCGAGGGTGGTGTGCAGATGACCCCGGCCAAGTGGTTCTGCCAGTCGTGTTGGCTCAAGTTCTCACTGGGTCGAAAGTAAAAAAGGGGACCAGTGGTCCCCTTTTTCATTCCATCGTGTCGGGGTCATAACCCTTAACCAACTTGCGCTCTTTGCCCTTGTCGTAGGCGTGGCGGTAGATGTAGTCAGCGTGGCGCTGCTTGGCCTTGAGCACCTGCTCCCGGTAATCCTTGAACATGGTGGGCAGCGTGGGGTTGATGACCCACATGGCACGGTGCTTGTGCAACTCCTCCTCGATCTTGACAGCCCACCCGGCCTGCTCCAGCACCAGCATGGCGTCCATGACCATTTGGTCCTTCTGCCACTCGGTCCTGCCCTCCAGCTTACGCCGTGCTGACCGCTTCAGGGTGCGCAGGTCGATCATGGTGATCTCGGTGCTGTTCTGGATAATGTGGTCGATCACCCACTGGTCAAAGTCATTGGCAATGGCCCCGGCCACTTCGCCCAGTGCGTAGCGGTAGGCGGGGATCACGTAGCCCTTGACAAACGAGATCACGCGCTCCACCAGATCGGCCTTGACATGCGGGGTGAACGGGCACTCAATGACGTGCCAAACGAGGATCAGACGGCCCGCCAAGCCCTCCAGCTTACCGAAGGCTGTCATGTACTCGGTGCCGCTATCCAGCACCCTCTCGTCCTGCTTGGCCTCCTCGTACCATGTTTGGAACTCACGGAACACGGTGTACGCCTCGGGCGACAGATAGTAGGTCTGGGCAGGCAGCGCGTAGGTCAGGCGCAGGGTGTTTTCCCACGCTGCGGCGCTGGTCAGGTACTCGGGCACCGGCTGGCCCAGCTTGGTCTTGCTGCCGCGCAGGATGGCGGGGATGAAGCGTTGCAGCAGGCCGTCAGCAGACAGCGGCCCCACGCTGGCCTTGAACACGGCGGGCTGGATGTTCCCGTAGATGCTCACGGCCAAGTTCTCGCAGTGGATCGACCCAGCGCCCACTCGGTCCATCTCGTAGTGTTCTGACTCGTAGCTGACAACCCACGCGCTGCGATCCTCGCCGCTGGTCTTGTCTGTCAGCTTGCGCACCCAACTGTTCATCTCATCGAGGTGGCACAGCAGGCCGCGAGGTCGGTCTGCCGCTTGGCGCACCAGCTTCTGACTCGTGATGTCGGACACCGTGATCTTCAGGGGCACGGGCTGCGGGGGCATCTCGGGCACCACTGGGGCTTGGTCCGCGCCCAGCAGGGCATCGGGCGATGAGGACCATTCGAGGAAGCCCTTTTTGGCACTGGCGTATGCCGCTTCCTTGCCTTCCCAGTCCAGCAGGTCTTTGCCGTAGCGGGGTCGGTCCTCGGCTTCGATGTTCTTCAAGGGCGACAGCATGGGCCGCGATCCGGGTGACTTC